ACAATTTGTATAATTATTTTTTCCAGTAATCTGAATTATTCCTCTTCCTCTATACTTCCAACCTTCGCCTGATTCTGTATCTCCATTTCCCATTCTATTTGCATATATTACATTTGCAATTTTTTCAGGCTGTCTATGATACTCTTCTGCATCTCTTCCTGCATTTTTAAAATACTTTGGAAATACTGCATTGAGTGCCTTAGCTGAATAGTTTAAGTTTTCAATTAGTCTAGTAAATCCCATAGACTCATGACCACATTGTGCAATAAAAGCGGCAACTCTTTCTTCGGTATTGATATCCCATCCAGGCAATATTTCGTTTAGTTGATTATACCATTCGTCTTTATCTTTTACTCTAGGTAAAAGTTCGTGAACTACTTCTTCTGTTAAAAAGTCCATAAAATCCTCTCTATTTGAATCCTTCTAGATATTCTCTTAATGGAGATAAATCTGCATAATGAACATCTTCATCTATTTTTTCAGCTAAAGCCATATTTAAGTCTATATAAAACGCTAAAAGTTCTATAGTACTCATACTATTGATAATTTCATTTCTGTCTATCATTCTACCACTTCCTTTCCGATAGGTGCTATCATTCCTTGAACACCCATTCTATTTGCAAACTTAATTTTTTGAGCATCTAAAAATTGATATAGGGAATGTTCTATGTCAATATATCCACGATTATTTATACGCTCAATCATATTCGCATATATTCTTTCGTATGTATCTGAAACATAGGAAAGTAGATTTGCATCAAAACTCCATAGCCTAGACATATACTGAAGTCTAACTCCATTCGTAAGTTCTGGCGGGAATTGTGATGTGAAAGGACCTTTTATTACTATTTTATCTTTTGCTTCTTCATGAAGATTTATATCAAATTCCTCAGTTAATTTATACCGTGAACTTAATTTAAATATTCTAGTATATTTTTTATGTTGAGGTTCTGCTAATAATTTTTTAAAGTAATCAGTAAAGACTAAAACTTCTATACAGTTTTTTACGATATCCCAATTTTCTATTTTTTGTATTTCTTTTACTTGGGGATCTTGTGTATAATCCATTACACATTCAGAATACTTTTTAAATCTTTTTAAAGTTTCTTCATTTATTGTTTCTTGTCCAGAGTCTAAAATAGCTATATCTGAATTAGGACAGTATTCTCTTATTGATTGATATGTCTCCATTGATTGTTCAATTCTTTGAGTTGAATCATACACTCCAAATCTGGTATGAACTGCTGATGAAGTTACAAAAAGGTATTTGTTTTCACTTTTTAGTAGTTTTAGTAGCATTATCTATTTTTCCTTTTTTAGTAAGTCTTTTCAATACTTCAGAGGAGTCCATCCAAATATCTTTATTTTCAAGTATAGAATCAATTTCATCTTTTGTTAAAAAATCTTTATATATTTGAGTAAATAATTTTTCTGACCACTTTCTCTCATGAAAAATGTTATCATACATTTCTCCACCTTTACCCAAAATCATACCTGAATAATTGTGAAACATAAACATTGAGTGTTCTGATATTTCAAATATGTCTGCTGATAAAAAAATTATAGTAGCGGCAGACATGCACATACCTTCTGTTGATGCAATAATTTTACTTTTACATTCCGACATACATCTCATAAATTGTATTGCAGTAAATAAGTCTCCACCATAACTATTGATATGAAATCTAATTACATCAGTTTCACTTGAGTTTCTTATAATATCAAACCAATCAATATATTCGGAAGATTCTCCTATTTCTCCTGACAAATAAAAAGTATGAAAATTACCTAAACTTTTATGTTTATAAGCATTTTTATGTTTTTTATCTTCAAGAATATCTTCTTCAGTTTCGCTACACGTTTTCATAACCATATTTGCATATCCAATAAGAGTCTATAATATCCGATGATGGATTCCATTGTTTTTCAGTCATATTCAATTCTTCTTTGAGTCTTATATCATTATGTAGTTCAAAAATATCTTGCATTTTTTGTTTATCCGCATTTCCTTTTCCTGTAGCATATTTTTTTATAACAGTAGGAGCAACACATTCAAATTTAACATCAACAAGATACAGTCTATATTTCAATATTCCTGTATTTTCAGCAATATTAAAAACTCTACCTTTTGAACCTAAAGAATAATCTTCTAGAAAAACTTTTACTTCTTTTTGACTTGTCATATTTCTTTCTAGTATTCTATCAATAAAAAAACTTGAAATTATATCATATCTTTCTTCATTGCAATTGTATTCAAAATAATGCCCATAAACATTTTTAAATGAAACCTCATACTTTTTACTTTGTGTTAAATAATGAAATACACAGTTTTCAAAACTAAACTCATTCTCATCATCATATAAACATATCGCAGGTGTAGTCATTGAATAATCAATGCCTGCTATAATCATGTATTCGTATAAACGTGTTCAACTGTATAATCAGTATTTTCATTTAGTTGTGTTTTAACTCTCTCATCTTGTCCAAAGTAAAAACAAAAAGATGAGTGTAAATCATTATAATGTGCTAGTTTTTCTACTTCTTTTTCAACAGTTTCTATCCAATCACTATGTTCAGGTATTGACTGTGGATTATCTAACATGATTTGAATATTAGTTCTATGATTTTCAATCTTTGCTAAAAAATGACTTTTTAACGTCCTTACTAATTGACCTTTCATTCTTCCTCCATTTCATCTTCAGGTTCAAATTCTGCGTTATCCAATTCAGCTCCGCAGAAACAACAAGTAACAATTAGTTCCTCGTTGTTATCATCAGTTTCTACTATGTATATATGTCCACATGATGTGCATTCTACTTTTGTCCTATTCGGTGACATAAAATCCTTTTCTTATCTAGGCGGCCTTTCCCCATACATTATCCCATGTACCTGAAACAGAACCTTTAGCATAATCTGTTGCTCTATTTTCAAAAAAGTTTGTGTGTATAGGAGCATTAATCATTTCTTCAACCCAAGGTAAAGGATTCTTTTTAACTTTATGAATACCTTTCATACCCATAGAAATCAATCTTCTATCACAAATATATCTTATATATTGTTTTACATCTTGTGCAGTTAAATCTTTCATTTCTCCCATACTAAATGCTAAATCAATAAATTTATCTTCAAGTTCCGTCATTTTTGTTGCTATGGTATAAATTTTACCTTTTAGCGTATCATTCCATATAGAACGATTTTCTTCAACAAAAGTCCTAAATAATTTTATCATAGCCTCTGAATGCATTGTTTCATCAACAATTGACCATGTTACAATTTGTCCCATACCTTTCATCATTCCATGTCTAGGAAAATTCAATAGCATTATGAAAGATGAAAATAATTGCATACCTTCAGTAAATGCACTAAAGGCCGCTATGTGAGTTGCAGTAGATTCTAGTGTACTGTTCTTTGAAGATATTTCTACTAGATAATCGTGTTTTTCACTCATCTCTTCATACTCTAAAAATTCATTGTAAGTTTTTTCAGGCATACCTAGAGTTTCAATTAAATGTGAATATGCGGCAATGTGTAATGCCTCTCTTGCGGCAAATCCAGCTAACATCATACGAACTTCAGGTTGAGGAAAATGTGGAAGATAATTGTTTATATAACCCCCTGCAACATCAACATCACCTTGAGTGAAAAATCTAAAAATGTTTGTTAAAAAATGCTTCTCAGGTATTGATAGTTTGTTCTTCCAATCTTTTACATCTTCTAACATTGGAACTTCTGTGTGTAACCAATGAGCCTGTTCATGTTTTAACCAATAGTCATAAGCCCATGGGTAGTTAAATGGTTTAAAGTGATTTCTCTCGTCTTGAAGTTTTAATTTCATTTTTGCTCCTAAAAAAATTTTTCTAAAGAATTTTCAGATTTGTAATTACGAATGTTTTTTGTGTTGTGTTTTATTGCTTCATAATTTAGTGAGAATGGCATGTTCTCTGTAATTTTATATTTTTCCTCTCCAGGTTTTAAAATTTTCCATAACAAGTCTTTATCTTTCGGATAAGAATTTGTCCAATTTTCTGTGCTTGTTTTCAAAAGTTTTTTCCATCTTCTCTGAGTAGGTATAATATATCTAAATTGCTTACCCTTAACTCTTGATAACCCTAACTCAATTCTTCTATCAAAATCAGGTCTACTTCCACAAATTAACCCATCTTTTTTTTCTTGTATAGTTCTTGGGTGAATTTTTTCTCCAGATTTTGTAACATATGTATCTGTCCAAGCATATCCACCATAAAACATATTAAACGCTTGATACACATACCCAACTTTTCCTACTAATCCATCTGCCCATGTAAATAAAAATTTTACATCAGGTTTATTTTGCTTCAACCACCTTAATGCACATGATAACATTTGAGTTTCAGAATTTCTAGGCATACTATCGTCCATACACATTTTGCCTATTTCAAAATAATCTTTTGTATCTAACTGAGGAAATAACTTCTGTATTGTATGTTTAGGCCTAGTTCCCCAACCAAAAGTAATTATTCCTACTAACTTTCCGTCAACAAAATACCCACAGAAATGTTTTGTAAGTTTGGGCATAACAGGAGAGTAGTGTTTATCATAAACAAAATTAGACGCATTTATCTTATGTATTTCTTTTATCATTCTTAGCCTTCGCAGGCTAAACATTCTACGTCATCTGAATTCGACTGATTATTTAGATAATTCATCATTTCTGTATATCCGCCTATATACTCTCCATTTAGATATATTTGAGGAACAGATTTAACTGCACGACCTGTAACTTCAGCGGCCGTTTTGTTAATTTCATTTAAATCTACATAATCAAAAATTACCCCTCTGCGAGTAAGTTCTGCTTTTGCTCTTTTACAGAATCCGCAAGTAGGTGTTCCATATACAATATTTCTAAACTTTGAATCTCCCTCAACAATAGCTTTCATATCTAATTCTTTAATAACTTCTCTTTCTAATCTTTTTGCTACTTTATCAGCTTTACCTATCTTTTCTGACCTACAGTAATATAATGTTTTAAGACCTTCTTTCCATGCTTGAAAATGTGTAGCATGAATATACGCTACATCAGAAGTTGGTCTAAAGAATAAATTAAGACTTTGTGCTTGGTCTATGTATTTCTGCCTATCAGCGGCATGTTGTACAATCCATCTTTGGTCGACTTCCATTGAAGTTTTGAAAACGTCTTTAATTGAATCATTGAGGGATTGAATGTGTTGAATTGAACCATCATTTGCGATAATTGAACTCCATAACTCATTATATTTTTTATCATCATTTGTCACCTCTTTTAATATTTTATCTAAGAATTTATTTTTATTCAAATGGGCTCCAGACAAAGTATCTTGTCTGTACGCATTCGCTCTATAAGGTTCTACACTAGGAGATGTATTACCCATGATGATACTACTACTGGCATTAGGTGCAATAGCCATAAGGTGAGAAAATCTTTGACCAGTACCAACAGCATCAGGAGCCTCTCCTCTAAGTTTACCGAGTTCAAGATTTGCTTCATCTAAACTTTTTCTTATATGCCTAAACATTTCTACATTTATAGACCTTGCTTGTGTAGATTCCCACGATAGCATATTTTTTTGTAGATAAGCATGATAACCAAGACTACCTATTCCAATTGACCTTTCTTGCATAGCACTATATTTTGCCCTTGATACACTATCAGGAGCATTGTCTATAAAATATTGCAAAACATTATCTAACATTTCTGCCACATCTCTTAAAAACAATGGATTATCTTTCCATTCATCATAGTATTCTAAATTCAAAGATGATAAACAACACACGGCTGTTCTATTTTTATCTGTAGGCAAAATAATTTCTGAACAAAGATTTGACTGCTTTATACTAAGACCTTTTTTCTTTTGAAACTCAGGCATCATTCTATTGCTCGTATCTATGAAATGAAGATATGGTTCTCCAGTTTGCATACGAATTTCTAAAATTCTTTGCCATAAGTCTTTAGCTGATACAATCTCTTTTACTACAATTGTATTAGGGTCTTTCAATTCCCAATCATCATTTGCATTTTCATCTAACATACACTTTTCAATAATTTGCATAAATGAATCTGGTATGTTTATTCCATGATGTAAATTTTGAGTTCTCATGTTAGGGTCGCCAGTAGGTTTACGCATTTCTAAAAATAACATAATGTCTGGGTGAGATATATCTAGATATGTTGCGTATGAACCTCTTCTTGTTCTTCCTTGTCTATACGCTAAACAGGCCGCATCATAAGTTCTTAAATGAGGCATAACTCCTGTAGACTTTTCATCTGCTGAACGAATACCTACACCTATACCTACTCCACCTCCTAACATTGATAACCAGTTTACTTCAGCTAAACATTCTATGAGTCCCTCA